CTCATCTGTGAATAAGCAGGTGAGTGCGACGGTTTCGGTCAGCATCAACGAGCCCCGTTGGGGCTTCGATGATGCCGATCTGGTTGCCCTGCTTACTGGCCTGGTGGCTACCCTCTCGGGTTCCACTTATGCTCTTGTCAAGCAGGTCTTGAACGGCGAGGTTTGAGGTCAACAGCCGGCGTGCGTAGGGGGGTTTTCACCACTTAACCTATAAGGATAAGGATGAATGAAAAGACCTACTACGCTCCTAGGTCGAATTCTGCTAGACGCAGAATTGCAGACCAGTGTAGCTGTCGAACGCGATTACATTACCATATGTAATCGTTTTGAACACGAGGGTATGAGTTTTCTAACGATCACTCTCCCTTCTCTGTGCGATGCCTTTGATCAAGGCCTGGCACAGGGTCGTTTCACACTCCCAATGGGTTTCAAAGCCCAGACGAGGGGTGGAAAGCTCCCGGCGTTATTCTCCGGGTTCTTCAAACGTGTGTTCAGAGAAGATGGTCATCTACTCGACGCACCTTGTATTCTGGCTATTGATATAGTCAGACAGTTGACTCGTACCCTTAAGAAGGTAGAGCTTCCCTGCTCCGACGCGCGTAAGCGTGCCGGTTTTATGAGGTATGTAGAGAATGATGAGAGCCTTTCTAGCAGCCGCCAGTACCCTAGTCTTCTGTCTAGGGTTGCTGGCTACCTATGGACTGACCTCGAAGGTCTGGCAGAGCGATTATATTGCTCGGCTGGAGTCTTCGGAAAAGGAGCTACGGGTGAACGCTACTCTCCTAACAAGAGATATAGCATACAGTCGTGGCCTTCTCGGTCTGAAAGCAGCTTCCCAGCTGCCTTCCATGCCCTCTCCCGTGAAGACGATACCGACACTCTTGCCGGAATCGACTTCCACGGAAGTGATGCTGAACTCCCCGTAAGGGTCGTTCAGGTGCCAAAAACGCTCAAAACGCCTCGGACTATAAGCGTGGAACCATCATATATGATGCTGATGCAGCAAAGTATTATGATCCCATTAGTACGTTGGCTCGAATCTGATCAATTCAAGCACACGTCCTTGCGGTTCACAGATCAAAGCGTGAACCGTGCTTTAGCACGAGATGGCTCGGAGGATGGTAGCCTCGCTACAATCGATCTTTCGGACGCGTCTGATCTTGTCAGTAATGATTTGGTCAGATTTATCTTCCAGGGGATTGCTCCAACTTTCTTGGAATACATTCAAGACTGTCGTAGTACCCGAGCCAAGTTACCTGGTGGCAAAGTCATTGAGTTAAAGAAATTTGCCTCAATGGGTTCTGCCCTGTGCTTTCCTATTGAAGCTATGGTCTTCCTCACGGTTACCATAGCAGCAATGGTTGCACAGTCAGGTAAGCGTCTATCTTTATCGTTGGTGAATAGCCTCACTGCGAAGGTGGCTATCTACGGTGATGATATCATCGTACCAACAGAGACAGCGTCCAGTGTTTGCGAGTGGCTCGAAGCCTCAGGGCTGAAAGTTAATCGCAATAAATCCTTCTTCGACGGATACTTCCGCGAATCTTGTGGCGGCGATTTTTACAAGGGAGTACTTGTTACCCCTGTATATTGTCGCCAGTGGGATTTCACTGGATCAGACCGTAGCGCTTCTCTTGTAGAGAGCTACGTTTCCCTAGCCAATCAATTATACATGAAAGGATATTGGAATGCGGCTCAATACATTAGAAACGATGTCGAACGACGCTTACGACGTGTCCTACCTCGATCCAGACGGAGTTATGGCGGCCTTACTTGGGCTTCGTATCTTTTTGATACTAAGCTTCGGTGGGACCAACACACTTCCGGTTGGCGAGTTAGAACGTTCGTTAGCAGTCCTCGACAGTGCGATGACCCAATCCTCGACATTCGAGCAGGAATGCTTCGAAGTTTCGGATCTGGATCGGCTGGTAAATCTGATTTTAAACGGCCCCTCCGAGGAGGGACCGAATATGATCTTACAAACCAGTTTTCTCACACTCTACACGGACATAGTTGTACGTTGGGATTACGACCTGATGGACGCAAACCCTGTGTATGCAGCTCTGCAAGCAGTATGGTTGAAGATGATGAATCAGTATCCAAAGAAATTTTGGTTGCTGGCTTACCATCCGCCATGCCCGACACAGAGCTGGGTATCACAAGTACAACTGTGTGCTGCGGCTTGTGTAAAAATAAAGTGGAGGAAGAAGCTTTTAGGGCTCCATCCGCTGCTTTACAACCTATACAATACGCATTCGACACGGAAAAGGGGATCTTTGATCACCTATTCCCGGTCGTGAGTGACAAAGAGAGTCACGAACGGACTGTCAGG